GTCGATTGGTTGACGACTCCTAAGCAGGAGCGTCAACCTTCTACGGCTAAGGATCTCGCTCGCGAACTTGGTGTGAGCGAGAGGACACTCCGTGACTGGAAGGAACGGAGTTATATCCGTGAGCAGGGGGAGGATCAGGCGAAGAAGGTGGTTGGTTCTCCTGAGCGTGCGCAGGATGTGTTGGAGGCTATGTATCAGCGGGCGATTGATTCAACTGATGCGAAGCAGGTGCAGGCGGCGAAGTTGTATCTGGAGGCGATTGAGGCGATTAAGCCTCCTACGGTTGAGGTGCGGTCTGTGTCTGATTTGGCGAAGGTTTCTGATGACGAGTTGCAGGCGATGATTGCGGCCACAGCGGGTCAGATGTTGGAAGAGCGTCGGAATGGCTGAGGGCGGCTCGTTTTTATCGGCTGGTGTTGGGGAGCCGAATCGTCGGGCGTTTTTGGAGTTGGATCGGCGTTTGGCTGGGGTGCAGGCGACGATTGATGCGTTGTCTCCTGCTCATGGTGATTTGACTGGGTTAGGGGATGATGACCATCCGCAGTATTTGACTGAGGCGCGTGGTGATGCCCGTTACGCAAATATTGGTTCTTCTCCAACGATCACGTTGGCTGGAGATGCAACAGGTTCGGTGACGTTAACAAACCTTGGTAACGGAACTTTGTCTGTGACTGTTGCTGATGACAGTCATAACCATACGATTGCGAATGTCGATAACTTGCAGTCGTCGTTGGATGGCAAGGCGGCTTCTAGCCACACTCATTCGTATTTGCCGTTGTCGGGTGGCACTGTTACTGGGAACTTGACAGCACAAGGCAACATGTACGTTGGCAAGAACGGTGGTGGTGACTCTTACTTATATTTCTATGATGACAACTCAAACGCATGGCGTGAGATTTTCTGGGACGATTCAGAGAACCGCTTTCGTTCCAGCCACAACATCAAGTTCGACGGCTACGTCCATTCCAAAAACAACTTTTACGTTGGCGACAATGGGATGGGCGACAGCGACATCTACTTTTATGACGACAACAGCAACACTTGGCGAACAATGCGCTGGGATGATTCAGCAAATGATTGGCGCGTTGAGGACAACGGCGGGTCAATGCGGATATTGTATCACAGCGGAAACATTCCTTCTTACTACGCTACAGGTTCTTCTGTACGAGCCATCTATTACAACGGCTACGGAAATGCTGAGATCACCGCATATCAGACCAGCGGAAACTGGCAGACATGGACGGGTGGTTGGGCGACTCACATCATCGGCAACCACGGCAATGGATCAAACTATTACAACCACACACTGATCTTGCCGTTCTGGGGCCAACCGCATTACATGCGTAAAGAAGGTGGAACTAACCGTGGCCCGTGGGTTCTTTACGGAAGCGAGAACTCCAACAACTCTGGTTCAAACTGGACGATTGGTCGAGCATACGTTCATAACGAAATCTTTGTGTACAACATGGACACCACTTGGTCGTACAACACGGTTCGTTATAACACGAACGGTCAGTTGATGGCGTACGCCTCACTCCGTGAAATGAAAGATGACATTACGGAGATTAATCCTTTGCTGGATTATTTGGGTGAACGATCGTTGCTGTACGACTTGAATCCCGTAATTTTCAAGGAGTCAGAAGAAAGAATCGGCAAAGACGGTCAGCCGCTGTACACAACTCGTGGAGAGTATGCCCCAGGTTTTATCGCTGAAGAGGTGCATGAAGTCGCACCAGAGTTGACGTATTTTGACTACAAAGGTGATCTTGTTTCTTACGCTAACGATGCTTTGATTCCGCATGTTGTTGCTGAGTTGCAACGCTTGATGCCAATGATCGAAGAGTTGTACGGCGCGGCTAACCCTGATTGGGTTCCACCTAGTCCGAGACCTTCGGCAAGGGCAGAAACTGAGAAGGCTATTTACAATGTTGCCGCCCAATATCAGGCAGAGAATCCCACAGAGTTCCTTGATCAGCCAGAAGGAGCATCTTCTCTACAGCCAAACCACGATCTTGTAGATCTCCCAGAAGAAAAGGAATGATTAATGGAAATCCGTGTCAACGCTGAAGACGTACTTGCAATCGTGAGGAATCGTTTCCCACGCGAGTATGAGATCGCCGCACAGCAGGTGTACATCGCCATGCTGGAACAGCAATCACACACGCATGATGAGGAGTCTGATGGCGGAGCCGACGCTTGATGACCTACTAAGAGAACGCGATTGGCGGCGTTGCGCTCCCGACTGGGAGTCAACGTCCGTCGACGAAAAACTCGAGGCTTTTGAACATTTCTGCTCAACGTACTGGCACATCCGTCACCCTGAGAAGGGGCGGATCACGTTCGAGTTGCGCGACGCGCAACGCGAAACCGTGCGGTGTTGGATCGAATCGCGTTACTCGATTGTGTTAAAAGCCCGTCAGGTCGGGTTCTCTACGCTGGTCGCCACATACTGCTTTTGGGTTGCGTTCTTTTACAGGGATCGTCCGATTGTCATGCTGTCGAAGACGGAGCGTGACGCCGCGAAACTGTTGCAGAAATCGAAGTACGGCTACAAGTTCATTCCTGACTGGATGAAATATCGTGGCCCGATTGTCAACTCGAACCAGTTGAAGATGGATTTTACGAACGAGTCGTATATTGAGTCGTTGCCTTCGGCTTCTGATCCTGCTCGTGGTGAGTCTGTGTTCCTGATTGTGGTTGACGAGATGGGGCAGTTGCCGAACAGCGATGAGGCGTGGGCCGCTATCGAGCCTGTGGCCGATGTCGGCGGTCGTGTGATCATGCTTGGGACAGCGAACGGTGAAGGCAACTTGTTCCACAAGTTGTGGGTTGGTTCGCAGAACGGCACAAACCGTTTCAAGGGTGTGTTTTTTTCGTGGCGGGCTGGTGGCCGTGACGACCTGTGGTACGAAGCGAAGAAGCGCGACCTGCCTGAGTGGCAGTTAGCGCAGGAGTATCCCGACAACCCTGATGAGGCGTTTCTTAAGTCTGGTCGCCCCGTGTTCAACACGGATGCGTTACGGGCGTTGGAGACGTTGCCTCCTGAGGCTCGCGGCTATTTGCGGGAGTTCAAGAAAGGTCATATTGAGTTTATTGAGGATGGCGGTGCTCTCCGCGTGTGGAAGCACCCCGTTCAGGGCCACAAGTATGTGGTGGGTGCGGACGTTGCTGAAGGTTTTGAGTACGGCGACTATTCGTCTGCGCATGTAATTGATGCCAACACCCACGAGGTGGTGGCTCATTACCATTCTCATGTCGATCCTGACATGTTTGGCTCGGATGTGTTGCGCCTGTTGGGCGTGTACTACAACCAAGCGTTGATGCTGGTCGAGAACAATAACCATGGTTTGACGACATTGACCGCTTTGAAGCGGGTCAACTACAGCCCGTTGTTCCGCCAGCGCAGGTTGCAGAACCGTACGACTGCGGTGACGGAGATTATGGGTTGGCGTACGACTGCGGCCACAAAGCCGTTGGCGATTGACGAGTTGGGCAAGGAGTTGCGTGAGTCGTCGATCACGATTTGGGATGCTGAGACGATTGCCGAGTTGCGTACGTTTGTGCGTGAGGGTAATGGGAAGATGCATGGGTCTCCTCATGATGACCGTGTGATGTCGTTGGCGATTGCGAATCAGGGTTTGAAGTACGTTTTTTTGCAGGAGTATCAGGTGGAGACGAAACCTCCTGTGGGGTCGTTTGGCTGGTTTATGGCGAACATGTACCCAGATGCCCCGAAGGAGAAGGAACCCCCAATCGGATCGTTTTCGGTTCGCAACAGTTAGCGGGGGACGGTTTCGCCATCTAAATGATGGATAGAACTCTCAAAACCTGCTCTTGTGGGCGCACTTTTACCGAATCGCAGTCTTCTGGCGACCTTTGCTTCAAATGCAAGGTGGCGACTGTTGGTTTCACTTGGCGTGGTGTGCGTGATACCCGTGAATCGTTCTCTGGCGAGACGATTCCTCAGGTGATTCGTGAGACGAAGGCGCAAGCGGAGGCTAATGGCCGAACGATTGAGCCTGTCGGAACGCGGTGGGTGTGAGATGCCCGCGTGGCTTCAGGTCGTTATTGCCGTACTTGCTCCGTCTGGTGTGGTGGTGACGCTGATCGAGAAGACGCGCCGAGAGAACAACCGCGACCACAACAAGAACTCGGAGTTATTGAGAACGATTGACCGCAAAGTCGATCACGTTTCTGAACGTGTCGACGACCATATCGAGTGGCACCTGACGAAGGAGAAATGATGGATTACCAAGAAGCATTTAAGCGGGCATTAGCAACTTTTGTTGCTGGCGCTACAGCGGCTCCGTTGACGGCGGCTGTCACTGATGTGTCGTTCTTTAAGGCGGCGTTGATTGCTGGCATTGTTGCGGTTTGGAACTTTGCTGGCCGTTTGTCGCAGGCGTGGCTGACACGGCCAGACGGGATTCTTGACTGATGGCTCGTCCAGCGAACACTGACCGCTTAAAGCGGTTGAATCTCGAACTGAACCGTTCAGTCCGTTGGCGTAACGACTCGCGTCGTGACGACCTTTGGAAACGAATGGTTGACCTGTACCGAGGCAAGCACTACAAGTCGCTGTCCAAAGAGGACAGGATGATCATCAACATGGCGTTTGCTACGAAGAACGTCATTGCTCCGTCCATCGCTGTGAACAACCCGAAGTTTGTGGTGTCTGCCCGTAAGCCTGAGCATGCGGCGCAGGCAATCATTAGCGAAGAAGTGTTGAACTATTTGTGGCGCACTTACAAGTATCAGGACGAGTTCCGTCTTGCTGTTGACGATTTTCTGGTCATGGGGCATGGCTGGGTCAAAGTTGGCTACAAAGCGACAAAGCCAATTGAAATTAAAGAGGCACGCGCCGATGATCACGGTGTCGACGACTACGGCGTTGACGACCGTGATGAGACGGTCGAGGGCAACGTCGAGTCCGAGAAGCGCATGATTGAGGACGATGACCGTCCGTACATTGAGCGCATTTCTCCGTTTGATATTTATGTTGACCCTGATGCTCGTGGCCCTAAGGACATGAAGTGGATTGCTCAGCGCATTCGTCGCCCTCTGGGTGATGTGCGTGTCGATTCGCGTTACGACAAGAAGAACCGTAAAGCGGTCGGTGGTACTCACATGTCTCGCTGGTCTTCGGAAGATGCCCGTGATGGCCGTGATGTGATTGACGACCCAGATACGTCGCCGTATGCGTACGTTGACATCTGGGAGTTTTACGATTTGCGTCGCAACGAGGTCAGCACGTTTGCGCAGAATCAAGAAGAGGGTTTCTTGATTGCGCCGAAACCTATTCCGTTCCCATTCGGGCATCCGTTTGTGATGATCCGCAACTACGAGATCCCTGACCATTTCTATCCGATGGGTGAGTTGGAATCAATCGAGGAGTTGCAGTACGAGTTGAACAACACTCGTTCGCAGATGATGAACCACAGGAAGCGGTTTGCTCGTAAATGGCTGTTTGACAAGGAAGCATTTGATGCTGATGGCATCAAAGCGTTGGAGTCCGACGAAGACAACACGATGGTTCCTGTTGACACGAACGGTCAGATGGACATTCAAAAGGCTGTTGCTCCGATGCCGTCAATCGGCACGCCGCCTGATTTCTACAACCAGTCTGATTTGATTCAGCAGGACATGGATCGCATTAGCGGTACGTCCGACTACATGCGTGGCGCTACTGCGCAGATTCGTCGTACGGCCACAGAGGCGGCGATGATTCAGGACGCAATGAACAGTCGTGCGGCTGACAAACTGTCACGCATCGAGTCTGTTTTGGCACAATGCGGTGGCCGTGTGATGCAGTTGATGCAGATGTACATGACTGGTGAAAAAGTGATTCGTGTTGTGGGCGCAAAAGCGGTTCCTGCTTGGGTCAACTTCGATGCCGACTACATCTCGGGTGAGTTTGATTACGAGGTCGAGGCTGGTTCGACACAGCCAATGAACGAGTCGTTCCGTCGCCAATCTGCGTTGCAGATGGTCGACGCTATGGCCCCGTTTGTTGGTCAAGGCATCGTGAACCCGCAGGCGTTGGCTCGCCACGTTCTGCAATTCGGATTCGGGATCAAGGATCCTACGATGTTCATGGGGCAACCTCAACAAGAACAGCCGATGCATCAGATGCCTGATGGGTCAATGATGGCTGGTGCTCAGCATGGTCAGGGCGCTCCGATGCCTCAGGGCGGTGGAGCGCCTGTTCCCGAGGAGTCGCCTGTGGATGGTATTCCGCCCGAGTTAATGGCGGCTGTTCAGGGCGCATCTGGGTTTGTCCCGTCGTCTGAGATCAGATAGCGGGACACTTTTCCCATTGTTACTGAGAGCAACCGAGGAGGACTCTTGGAAACATTTGACGAAGGCGGCTTCGAAGAAGTCGTCGCACCCGAGGCAGACCCCATCGCGTTTGATGGACAAGTCGACGAGGGAGACATAGCCCCTGAACCGAACTATCTGGATGTTGACCAATACGGCGAATATTACGCCAAGGTCAAAGTGGACGGTGAGGAACTGGAGGTGCCTGTAACGGAAGCGTTGCAGGGGTACCAGCGTCAGGCGGATTACACCCGAAAGACTCAGGAACTGTCTCAGAGAGCACAACAAGTGCAGTTCTGGGAAACAGTTGACCAAGCGATGAAGGTAAATCCGCAGGAGACGATGAGATTCCTGCAAAACCAGTATGGGATTGGTCAAGCCGAAGTGGCAACCAATACTTCGTATGAAGAACCCGAAGAGGACTGGTTTGGTGATCCGTCGGAGAAGCGAATTGCGCAACTTGAGAAACAGTTGAGTGGCGTAACTGATTATTTCCAACAGCAACAGGCGGCACAGCAACTCGATCAGGTTGTGGGGCAACTTCAGCAAAAGTACGGCGAAGATTTCAATGCGTCGGCAGTTATCCGAGAAGCACTGAACAGAGGATTGAACGATCCGCGTTATCTGGAAGGTGTGTTCAAGGAGATGTCGTTTGACCGCTTGATGGCAAAACAGTCAGCGACGGCTGACAGTCAGGCCAGACAGCAGTCGCAGGCTCAAGCCAGACAGCGTGCGGCGGCGGAAGCCTCTAGCGCGGTGTCGCAAGGTTCTGGGTCTGGCGGAGATGTCGTGACCCCTACTACTGCAACTCGACCAAAATCCATTCAAGAAGCGTGGGCGCTGGCGAAACAGCAAACCGCTTCGTAACTGCCTAAGGAGCAGAAATGTCCAATCCAAATTTCGACACACTGCTGTCGACCACACTCGATAACTATCGCGAGACGCTCACTGACAACGTGTTCAACTCGCGCCCCGTGCTCTACCACTTGATGGAGAAGAACCGTCTCCGTATGCTTTCTGGTGGTAACAAAATTGTTGAACCGCTCATCTATGACGAGGGTCAAGCAGGATCATACGGCGAGTATGACGTCCTCACGATCACTCCTCAAGAGGGCATCAGCGCCGCAGAGTTCGACTGGAAGTCGCTCTACGCCACTATCGCCATTTCTGGTCTCGAAGAGGCCAAGAACAACGGTGAAGAGCAGGTTATTAGCCTTCTCGAAGCCAAGACGATGCAGGCTGAGCAAACCCTGAAGAACAAGATCAGCACCATGCTGTTCGCTGACACGCTTGCTTCGGCAACTGACTGGAACGGTCTTGGGATCCTTATTGGTGACCACAACTCGACCGTGACCACAGTTGGTGGCATTAACTGCACCACCGCAGGCAACGAATACTGGCGTTCAGTCGTTCGCGACAAGACCGCTACGGCTTTCGCTGACGTTGACATCCGTCAGTTCGTGGCTGAAGCCGCTAACTCGGCTTCTGACTCGGGCACTGACCGTGTTGACGCTGTATTCACCGCTCAGGACGTCTTCGAACTCTATGAGTCACAGTTGACCCCTCAGGTGCGTTACAGCGACGTTGATTCTGCAAATGCAGGCTTCCAGAACCTCATGGTTCAGGGCGTGCCAATGTACTGGGACTTCGATTGCCCAGCAGGCACGATCTACGGTGTGAACTCGAAGTATCTTGGCTTCGCAGGTCACTCGAGCCGTTGGTTCAAGCAGTCAGCATTCAGCGACGGCCTTTCAGGCAACAGCAGTGCAGTTGCTTCACCAGCCACCGCTGGTCAGGCATCAACAATCGATGCTCGTTACTCAGTCATCACCGCCTACGGCAACATGACTGTCCGTAACCGTAAGCGTCACTTCAAGATTCACAACGTCGCTACTTCCTGACGTTTGATCTGGCGAATCGGGGCGGGCTTCGGCCCGCCCCTTTTTGCTATTTCGGGGGACGTTTCGTCTATCTAGTTGATGGAACGTCGAAACATTGCAGTTGTAAACGCTATGCGCGGAAACGCCCCTACGGATCACATTATGGCGAACGCTCACGGCAACGTGGAGCGTGCGTTGTGGTCTGGCGCACCTGTGCAACAGCGTGACCCAAAGTTGTGTGAGGCGCAGAACCATTCGTGCAAAGGGCCGAAGGCTTTGGGCACTCGTTTCTGTGTTGGGCATCTGCGTTCAAAAGGGATGTTGGACGATGCGCGGGAGCGTCAGAAACAGTTGAAGGGCGAATCGAATGAACCTGAGTGAGTTGCGTGATGCTGTACGAACACAGTTGGACTTGGACGAAGAAGACGTTGCCAACGCGACGTTGGACATGTACATCAGAGAGGGGTACGACCGCACGATCCAGTTGGAGCGACGGTGGCCGTTCTTCGAAACAACGTGGAACGTCACATCGTCTGGTGCTTCCATCTCAGTACCTGCAACTCTTGCAGGGGTCAGTTCTGTTATTGACGTTGACAATAATGTTCGTCTTGTCCAGATCGGAACGGAACTTGCTGAAGACAAGTTTTATGGCAACAACGGTCAGGGCACTCCAAAGTATTTCTCGTGGTGGGGTTCAACGCTGACGCTGTACCCCAGCCCGACAGTGGATACTGATTACAGGATCCGTGGGTGGCGTAAGCCGACAGATTGGATTAGTTCTGGTGCGGCTACCGAGGTCGATGCTGACGAGCGTCTGCATCTCCCTCTTTTTCATTATGCGTGTTCACTGGCGTACGCCCAGTTGGAAGACACCGAGTTGGAGAACACTTACATGCGTCGTTGGGCGGCTACGACACAGCAAGCCCATGACGACATTATGCGCCCACACCATCATGAACCTTTGGTGTTGAACGGTGGTACTCGTGTGCGTTCGTCGTCTGTCAGGTTTGTTTGGGATATCTGATGCCTCGTGTCGAAGCACTGAACCTCGTCAATTTCACAGGTGGTTTGAACCTGCGTGCTGACGCGTTCGAGTTGGGTGAAGCAGAGTCACCCGACATGCTTAATGTTGACATTGACCCTCGTGGCGGATTCTTTTCGCGCAAAGGTTGGGAGCAGTGGAACTCGGCGGCGATCGCTACGCCGTGGGATCCACGAGCCATGTTCATTCACACGTTGGCTAACGGAACCGACCATGTATTTGTCGCAAACAACGGTGTGTTGTTGGAGTCGACGAACGGCACGTTCTCGACGGTACAGGTTTCCTCTGTGGATGTAACGGTTGATGCCGCTCCGCATTTGGCTGATTTCGCGGCGTGGGGCGACACGTTGTATGTGGCGTGCGGGAATCAACAGCAGGTGTTGGAGTGGACAACCTCGTCGACTTCGTTGCTGAGTGCCGCTGGGGCGGCGACGTTCACGGCGTACACCGCGCCGTCAACAGATGTGTTCCCCCAAGCCGATTTTGTGGCCGCACATGCTGGCTACATGTTTGTTGCTGGGACGTACGAGGATTCGAATGCCCATCCTCACAGGTTGCGTTGGTCGCATCCAGCCGCTCCTGCGGCGTGGAATGCGAATGACTACATCGACATCAAAGAGGGTGGTGGCCCAATTACGGGCATCCTCCCGATGCGTGACCATCTGTTGATTTTCAAATCGTCGAGTGTGTGGGCGTTGTTTGGTTACGACAGCAACTCGTGGCAGTTGGTGAACGTGACTCGTGAGGTGGGAGCGGTGCATCGTCAGGCGATTGCCCGCTCCGAGCAGACAGTGTTCTTTTTTGCGTGGCCTCGTGGAGTGTTTGCGATCACAGACACGCAGTTCCCTGTCGAGATTTCTCAGCAGTTGCGTCCAGCGTTCGAGGACGCATATTTCGCGAACTCGGCCAGCACGGAGTTGTGGATGGGCTGGTTGAAGGATCGTTTGTGGGTGTCTGTGCCGTTTTGGAATGACGGGTTGGGTGCTCCTCCGTCGACTGCGAAGACGTCGTTTGTGTTTGACCCGTCGCTGGGGAAGCAGGGTGCGTGGACTGCTTATATTGGTGCTGGCGATGAGGGTGTTGGCCCGTTCGCGCAGGGCGGCAATTATGGGGCGTCTGATAATAGGGCGTTTGCGTGTTGTCGTGAGACTGCGTCTGTTGTGCGTGTTGACGAGTTGGAGAATGCGTTTGACAATCTTGATGGCACTTCGGCGGGGTTTGCAACAAGGTATGTGACTCGTTGGGTTGATGCTGGTTGGCCGTCGTTGCGTAAGCAGTGGCGTGCGCCTGATTTGGTGTTGGAGAAGAAGTCGACGCCGTACGAGTTGTCGTTGAAGGTGTTCCGCGATTTTGACGGTTCGGCGGCGAAGCGTCAACGCACTATAGGTGTTGGTGGTACGTCGACTGCTGGTGTGTGGGGAACGATGTATTGGGGTTCTGGTACTTATGGCACTGGTGGTTCTGGGACGTTGCTTGATCGTGGCCCGTCGTTTGGCCCTGCGTCGTCTGTGCAGTTGATGTTTGAAGGTGAAGATTCGAAAGCGTGGGGCGTCAACGGCCTCGTGTTGAAATACATTCCAAGGAGGCTCCGATGACGAGTTTGAATGTTCCTAATGCGATCACGAACGGCACTGTCGCTGATGCGACTGACGTTCAGCAGAACTTTGATGCGATTGAGTCGCATGTAAACACGGAGGTGGTGAATCGTGATGGCAGTGTCGCCATGACTGGAGAACTGCTGTTGCCGTCGAATCCGACATCGAACCTTGCGGCTTCAACGAAATCGTACGTCGATGGCAAAGATTCTGCGATGAACACTCGTGTGACTGCGCTTGAAGGCACTGACATTGTCGTGACGTTGACGGGCGATGTGACTGGTACGGGAACGATCACTGATCTTGGTGATGTGTCGTTTGCCACAACTGTTGTTGACGACTCACATAATCATGTGGTCGGCAACATTGACGATTTTAATGAAAATGTTCAGGACATTGTCGGGGCGATGGTGTCTAGCAACACGGAGTCTGGAATCAGCGTGACGTATGACGACGCTGATGGGACTCTTGATTTCAATGTGGCTGATCCGACCATCACCTTGGAAGGCGATGTGACGGGGTCTGCCACGATGACGAATCTTGGCAACGTGACTATTACGGCAACCGTTGTTGACGATCTTCATAATCACACGATTGCAAATGTGGATGGTTTGCAAACTGCGTTGGATGGTAAGCAGGCTTCTGGTTCATACCTAACTACGTCATCCAGTTTTGGTGGTGATGTTTCTGGAACGTACAACAACATTGCTGTCGCTAACAATTCTCATGCTCATGGTGCGGTCACACGCATCTTTGTGCAGGCAGGTACGCCTTCTGGTGCCCAAACTAACGATTTGTGGATTGACACCTGATGAGCATTCTGAAGCGGTACAACGGGTCGTCTTGGGTGACTGTTCCTGATGGGACTGCATTCAAGTATTACAACGGCTCGTCTTGGGTGAACCCGTCTGCGGTCAAGTATTACAACGGGTCGTCGTGGGTTACAGCGTGGAACAAATCAGATCCGATTACTTTGCGTTATGCAGTTACCGACGCTCAAACGATGGGTCGCGCGGCGACGTACATGGAGTGGAACCCCGTAGGTAACGCTGGGTACGCGTACGTCGGCTGTTTCAACGGGAGCCGCGATCGCGTCGGCGTATACAACTTCAATCTTTCAACTCCGACGTCTGGCTCTGGGAGCCTGTCGTCGAACTTGGAGACTCGCGGTGTTGTCAAGTCGGCGTTCTTCACGACGAAGAGACATTCTTCGTCTGGAAGTTCGGCGGCGACAGGGACTATTTATCTTGGCGTTTACACAGGGGCGTATAACACGGGTACTCCAGACTACAACCTGCTTGACTTCAGCCCAGAGGCATCTTTGACTTGGACTTCAGGCAACACACTTGGGTTCAGTCAGGTTCACACTTGGACGTTAGGTGCTTCATACGGTCAGGCTTTAGCAAACGCTTTGGTAGCAGGTGACTTTTTAGCAATGTCAGCCAGAACATCGGGCTGGGACTCCAGTAAGAGCACCGACAGCATCTACAGCAGGTGGCAGGGGCCAGCGACTGGCTACACGGGGTACATCGACATCACTTTGGACTACGTCTAGGGACAAAAGGGACATATAACTGATGACGACCCCAGATCTCTCCCCAATACTGCGACAGCAGAGGGATGCCACGTTGAACTATGGCACCCAAACTGCTGAGAACGCATACCAGAAGGGGTTCTTCACCCAGCGTGGACAGCGCGACATGGATCAGTTCCGTAAGGGGTTTGATCGCTCGTTGCCTTCGTTTACTGCGCAACAGACACAGCGCGGTATGGGTGGGGGCGGCATTCAGTCTGGTGTGATGCGTAATGCGATGGCCAATTACGTCGGGGATTACACGAATCAGATGGGGCAGATGCAACAGGATTTGAATGCTGGTATCTCAAATTTTGATTCTCAGCAGGGTTTGTATAACGACTACTACCAGCAGACGATGGATGACCTTGAGTTGCAGAAA